TTACTCCGGTTTTTCTCCGCCACTGGCGGATGCGCCCGTGGCGCATTTCGTTTCAAAGCTCACCCGGGGCGAGCTGGCTGTGGTACAGAGTTTGATCAGTTTGCTGGCCTTGCCGCCCAGAAATGACTCGGCAAGAGCGCGGAAACCATTAACCGGAACATACTTCGGCGCCTGGTTGAACAACGTGGTGAAGTGTGTGCTGGCTGCCTGACGAACCTTCTCGATCGTTTTGCCCTCACCGTCAATGCTGGCCTTGAGAGTCGGCGCCGGAAAATTAACGCGGGCGATGTTTCCTATCTCATCTTCAGCCGTCCAAGACAGACCGCCACCCATAGTGCCGGTGTGTTCTTCCGGCCGGCGGTTCGCCTCTTTGATAAGCTCGGTCTTTATTTCCTTCAGTCGGGCGCTGCGTTCGGCGATCAGGCGATCAAGCACAACCGCCTCCGTGACTAATTGTTTAAGTTTCGCATCATGCATGGACTGGCTCCTTGATTAATTAGTTGTTTCTGAGCATGTGTAATTAAAATTTTTGGCTTCTGACCTCTGACCTCCCTGCCTGCTATTCTGAGCATCTCCGCGACCTCCTCATCAGTCGGCATCCCGAATTTCTGCATGGCCTTTGTCAACTTTTTCAACTCAGCGAGGGATTGCAATGTCAGGGCAAAACGCTGGAGTTTGTACATGAATTTTTCAAACGCCTGGTCTTTGGTCGGATCGGCGAATTCCATTTCCTTGTGCAGGATCTCCAGTTTTTCGCGCAGATCTCCCGCATAAAAATTGATCGCATCCAAGTCAATCTCCAGCAAATGCGCCTGTGTGCGCACCTGCGAATCGTCTATGGCGCGTGGCTCTTCCTTCTTTTTTGTTTCGCTCATTGTTTTGTTCTCCTTTCGGATGGCGGGGCCGGAGGCTCTCGCCCTACCTTTTATTTACTCCGTCTTTATGCTCAGTTTCTGAATAATGTCATGGGCCTGAACAAAGTGATCCCAAGACAATTTTTTGTTTTCGCGCGATGCCATCCGCGCCGCATTCTGCAGATACTTCACCACCATCCCAAGCCCGCTGGTGTGCAGCATTTCCTTGATGACATCCAGGGCAAGATCTTCAGCCGGTGGCAATCCGAATTTTTTTGCAATCCGGTCCAGATCGGCCTTTGGCGGCCGCGCCGGTAATTGGATTTTAATCGTGCCGCGCCTGCGCAATTGTTCCAGCATTTGCGACAATTTGCCTTCCTGGATTTCACGCCGCCAGACGTTCGTTCCGCAGAGCACCAGTCCGCAATGCGTCCGGTCGTATATTTCCCGGATCAATTCCAATACCTTGATTTGCGAGCCTTTCAGGTAGCTCAAGAAGCATTGATGGGCCTCGTCAATGATGATCAGCGTCTTGTCATCAATCGCGTTCAATACGCTTTCCCGCATTCCCTCGAACGACCGGAATGCGCTCACAAAACACGAACGCGCCATTTCGCGCATGAACAACTGGACCCCGGCGCTGGCCGGCATGCGGATAAATTTCGTCTGACCGTGATTGTTCCGGCGTGCATACTCCTCCAGCGCCATCGTCTTACCGATCTGCGGATCGCCGTAGATGAATGCCACCGATTGCGTGATCAGCGCTCCATCGCAGGCCCGCCAGATAATTTTCGCAATGGAAGTTTCGACAAAATCCAACCGTACTTGTCCGGCTCTTTCCTGAATAATCCGTTTATAGCGGGCGATGTCCGCGCAAATGTTGTCGAGTTTTGCTCCGTAGGTGCAGTTAAAAATCCTGTAAACCGTGGTTGTGTCCTTGCCGATTTCCTTGCCGGCTTCCGACAAGCTGAATTCCTGTTCCCGGCAATAACAATAAAACCACCAGATCAGATCCGCCTGAATTTGCTCAATCTCTTTTGACTCCACTTTCGCATTCAACGCCTGTTTCACCTTGTCAGCGCTAAGTGTGATGTGGGCATGGTCACGGTCTATTACCTGTTGATTCTTTTCCGGATTCGTCTCCATCTTCTCCTCCCTTGGTTAAAATATTTTGTCCAGATTGCTTACCGCCTCGCTCAATGCCGCCTCAGATTCTTCAGTGTTATCTTTTATTGCCTCCTCTCTTGTCCCGAGCACGTCTTCCAAATTTCCTTCCGCCGCCTTGATCCGCGCCCGCGTAGCGCGTTCTTCTTCCGTCACCGGCTTCCCGGACAAAACGGAAGAATTCCATTTTGCGTCCGCTGTCCGCCGGCGCATTTCAGCCGTATGCCGCGCCTGGTAGGGCAATAGCCGATTGGTCTCTTCCCTGGCGGCCGCGCCCATCTGGCGCTTAATGGCTTCCACATCGTCGCGCCTGATGCTCTCCCAGCGCGCACACGCGCCCACGTAAGCGCCCTGGATTTTCCCGGATTTGCAGACGTAGAGAACATCGGATTCAAAGGGATTGCAGAAGGTCAGGTAGGTTTCTCCTTCCACGAGTTGTTCCTCAGTGCCGTCAATTTTCGTTGCCCGCGCCAGAAAGCGAAACGTCCCCGGTCCGACGTTGCTGTCCTCAAACTCGAACATGCCGTTCTTGCCGACCTTGCGCTCCACGCCGTTTTTCGGTCCCATGATCTGCGGCGCGATATACCCCGGAAGTCGTATTAATCTGGTCTTCCCTTGAGAAAAAACTTCAGCCGGGCTCATCTTGCGCACGCGCGTGTACCCCGGCTTTTCGATCAGCGCCTGAATTGCAGAGCGCTCATGCTCCGGAGCCGCAAGCAATCGCTCGGCGCTCATCCATGGCAAATCATGACCAAGCCGGAATTCGTTCGTTACCAGTCCGGCCTCAAGCCATCCTTCCAGATCGTGCCAGTCGCGGTTATTAAGTTTGTCATATACTTCCAGGGCGAAACGCTGAAATTGATTGAACTCCCAAAACGGCAGGCGCAATAACGCCGACCGTTCCGACGGCAAAAAAGCCATTGCCTTGATCAAGGCGTTGTTGTTTCTTTCCCGGCCGTGAAGTTCTTCCGGGGAATTGTCCCGTCCCATGCCCATCTGCCCCGGTAATGCCGCAAGTTCGTTATGCGCCAGATTGTGCGAGCTTTCCAGCGCCGCCTTGAAACGGAAATTGCCTTTTCCTCGCCCTTCGTAAACTAACGCGGCCGCGCCTTCCATCCCTGAACGCGCAACTTGGATTGCGCCGTCACTGGCCTCGTCAAGCAGTTTTTCGGTTTCTTCCGAGATCGCCGCCGTGCCGTGTTCGACGCAAAGCGTTGTCCCCTCCGGCCGGTATCCGATTCGCGTCAGGAGCTGGGCCAGCAAAAAGCACATTTCGTAATCTTTAATTTTTCGCTTGATGCCATCGTCGTCAATCGTGGGCTTCATGCCGCAGAGTATTTTATAGGCTGAGAACAAATCCATACATCCGAGCTCAAGCGGCCGCATGGCCTGCCGATTGACCCCGAGCACGTTGACTTTCACATCATGCTCAAGATCGTCGAAAAATATAAATTGTCCTACCTCCAGCCCGACCCGCGTTGTATGCACCAGCGGCCGATAGTTCGCCGCCGCGCTCCGCCCGATCCGCGCCACGGAAAGCTCAAAATCGCTCGGCCGGAACCGCATCAAATTCCCATAACTCCACACCGCCGGCACTCCATGCATGGCCGCAACCGGAGTTTTTTCATAACCTGGGATCGGCTCACCTGCCTTCCATTTCGCGGTCAGCATCCGCCAGGCCGGCCGGCTCTTGCGCTGGTTCTGTTCGCAGAGCATTTTCCAGAACTCGATAAACTTTTTCGGCAGGTTTGCCTTGTCTTCGCGCGGCAGTTTAGACCCATTGATCAGGCAAGAAATACCGGCGCCCTTCTTGACATCGTAATATTTCCGGATGATGGATTTTTCCGAAAGCCCGCGAATGCCGGTAAACCTCCGGCATTGCGCCTTGATCTCTGCCAAAGGCCGCTCAGACGCCATAACCGCCCGCATAATATCAATTAACAGCCGCGTCTCGTCTTTTACCCTGTCCGGAAGTTTTGCGAGAATGGCGTGGTCGTCTGGTGACAATGCAATGGCGGTGTTCATTTTTTCAGGGCCTCCGAGATTTCTTTTTTAACGTCCAGCAGCGTTCCGTGGAGTTCTTCCAGTTCGCGCCGGTCGAGGTAGGAATAAGTTTTTTTCTCCAGCCCGTTTTCCCGCAAAGACCTGATCATGTTCCGCCAGACGGCTTGATAGGTGACGCGGTTGAATTGCTCGCTGGGTATGTTTGCTGTTTCGCGCAAATGTTTTTCCCAGGCTTTCTTCACTTCCTTCGGCAATTCCCGCAGGCTCATCTTTATATATTCCGGATGATCCGGATAATTCTCCTTCAGAAACTGGTGCAGATGATTCGCCCCGCCGAGCGATTTTTTCTCGCGGACATTGATGCCATATTCCGCGAATAGTTCCGCCTGTGATTTTTCTCCGATGAAATCGAAAACCATTTGAACAATCTTCTGAACTTTTGGCTCAGCTTTGATTGTATGTTCCGATTTTGCTTCGCAAAGCAGATAGGCTTTTTGTTGTTCGATCTGATTTTTATCAATAAAAGCCTGCGCCAGATTTATGAAGTTGAAGGCCTGTCTCCGGCGAACTTCCACTACGTTCTCCTCAAGCCATGGTCCGAATTCGCCATGTTTCAAAGATTCCCGCGCCTTTAGCAGCAATATGCCGATGCGTATGGCACGATACGCAGCCTCGTTTTCGAGTTTTCCATAAGCCTCAAATTCTTCATGTAGTTGACTTGCAACACCTTGTAAAAGTGCAACGCGTTGCACTTTTGATGTCTCCAAATTTGCCACGCGTGGCAAATTTGATTTTCCCGCCGCGCCTTCAGCGCGGTCCGGTGGCAACACTTCAACCGCAGTCTTCTCGCTCATTGATTCACCTCCGATTTTTCGCGTCCATTCGCGTAATTAGCGGATAAATCCTTCTGAATCTTCTCCCATTCCTCTTTCAAATATTCATCCACCGGTTTTTCCTCGCCTTCCAACGAACAGGCCCAGGGCGTCGCGATTCCGCACGCGCATTCGATCCGGAAATATTTCTTGAATATCCCTTCGGGCGTCTTTTTTTCATGTCGTCTGGACTCTCTACCGCATTTACATTGCATCGTCATTATTTTGTCTCCCGATAAAATCTGTGTCCCCCGACCACCGCCACCAGCTTCATGTTTTTAACCCAGACCGGCGGAATGCTCCTCAGGCCCGGCGCGTAATAATGTGTCGCCGTAGTGGTGGGTTGATATCTGGCCTGGCAAACCTTCTGAGCGATCTCCTTGCAGTCACGCCATGCGGGTAAAACGTTCGCATAAGAGAGAGCGCGGTTGATCAACGCGCGTTGTTTTTCCGGAGTGTTCCAGCAGGAGAATTGATTCGCCTTCAGACATTCATATTTCAATGAATGCCCGCTCGCCCTGGCGCGATTGACTATTATTTCAGCCACCATGATCTTGCTGGCATAGGGCTCGCCTTCGGCTTCGCCCAGGATCGTCATCGCCACAACCGCCGCTTCGGAAAATTTCAAGAGTTCTGTTATCAAGATCATATTTTTCTACTCTCCACAAACTCCCTCACGCTTTCCGTGAGAATCCGTATTGCCGGCTTTCGGCACATCACTGATTTGATATCCAGCGCCTGGCGCAAACTGCCTTCTTCCACAAGGTGATAAACGTGAACTTTCGAGCAGGAAAATATCTGCGCAACTTCGTCCGGCCGGAGAGTGGGCTTATTCGGCAGAGATAAAGTTACCATCACACTGTCCTCCGAATGTCGCGCTGATACTTCCTGTATCTACAAAGCAATCTCGGAGAAAGCCTCTCTCCGGTCAGCACAAACCATAAATGTGACCGCGAAACTCCGAGCGCCCGCGTTGCCCCCACTATTCCGGGGAACCTGATTTTTCTCCGTTTCTGTTTGTTCATTTTTCCCACCCTCCGTTTTTCCTTGTGCCTTGTCTGATGTTTCGGTAACATGTCCTTGTTTTAAACTTGTTGTAGTCAGGCATATGTTTCCGTTACGAGCATAATGTAAAATAGTTTTACAAAATATGCAAGAGAAAAGTGTAAAAAAATTTGACATAGCCGGGATAGCTTTGGACTTCCAGAAGCGGGTCCTTAAATTGAAGCAAAAGCTCAATTTATCGGACGAGGAGCTCGGAAAGAGATTATGGTTATCCAGGCAGTCACTCTATCTGCTTAAAAAGGGACATCATGATCCGACATACGGCACTATTTGTCGGCTTGAGGAAGCCGAGCGTGAGGCCGGAATCATCCAGAACAAAGAAAAAATCACCGGCCTTGTTACCCCGGTTAAAATCACCCGCCGGACCGTGGGAATATACGGCATTGCCCATTGCCGAACCCATAAACCGGAATTTTACGATACCAAGCAACCCGATCACCTTGTTCCCCAGATCGAAGTACCTCCGAGCTTGTCTCGTGTCAAACGCTTGGCCGCTTTCCGAGCCAGCGATAGCTCCATGACTCCTTTAATCAACGAAAACGACATTATTTTTTTCAGTCCGGATTATGAACTTGATAATGGCAGAGTTTGCGTCCTGAAATATGACGATACGATCGTCTGCAAGCGGTTTTATAAAAAAGATAATGTCGTCTCGCTTCAATCCGACGCATCCGGCGTCGCCCCAATAGTCCTCAAACCCAGCCAAATCGATTGGGCCTATCGCGCACTGGAGGTTATAAGCGTGAGGAAACTGTAGTCCTTTCTGCCGCATTTAACAAAAGACTTCGGAGCCCCAACATGGCAGATTTTAGGTTTGTCTGCATGTATTGCAAAGGTCATCTTCTGTGCGATGAAAAAATGTCTGGTCAAAACATTCTATGCCCTCATTGTTCTAAAAACATAATGATTCCTGAACCGCATATTCCAGACAAAATGGATTCAATTGCCGCATTCACAAAAGAACAACAGAGTGATAATTTTTCCTATTGGAAATCAGGAATGTCAGATATGGCAAAATGGCAGTTTCCTTGTTTTGAATTGATTATGATGTATTGCGGTAGAGTTGAGCCTGACTGGATAAAGCGTTGGAAAAAATGCGGTGGTAAATTGTATAACGGAAGAATGATAGCGCTTAAAGATGATCCGGTATGGATAAAATTAGGTGACTCTTCAATTTTTACCGATGCATTTGATAACCCATATCCACCTTTTTCTGCTGATTCTGGCATGGGATTCCGGGAAGTCAATCGTGAGGAATGCATTGCACTTGGAATTATTGCGGAGGACTACGAGCCTGTATATAATGATCCATATTATCAGTTAAGACTAAAAGCTGAAGCCGATAATATTAAGAAAAAATTCGGTTCAGAATTCCTATCCGCTACCTGTAAAGAATTGGATGCTAAAATCCCAAAACCTGCAATCGAGAGTTGACTTTAATTCCTCATCTTCTATAATAAAAACATGAAAATAATTATGCCATTCTTGGCTGCTCTTTCCCTTCTGATCTCTTTCTGTTATGCCGATCCCAGCGCGACCGATCTGCAAAATGCCTCCATCGGCACAACCATGACCGTGGATTGTCTAAACAAAAAACAGGCAAGCTATGGTGGAGTTAATGCTCGCAAAGACTATTACCCTAAATTAGATATTACCGTTACGGTTAAGAATAATCAGGCAAAACAGGCGTCTTTTAATCTGGATGTCTTTTTCCTCGATCAGTGTAAATTCAGAAAAGAGGGAAAAGCGATTGATAGTCTACGTGCGCGCGATAAAAAATCTTCTCAATTCCCTTTACTTGCCGGAGCTTCGACCAATCTAGCATTTTGTGCATCTGCTATGGATGATAAAACCGAATTAGAAGTCGGTTGGACCGGCTACATCGTCCGCCTTTCAGCTTATGACAAGCCCATCAAGATCGTTGCCTCCAGCCCGGCCCTTGAAAAACTTGCCAACGATCAGGAAAAAATGAAGCTTCTCGAATCCGGTCGCATCGTCCCTTCAAAATAGTTTCGCCTGTTCCCCCGTAGTTACGCCTCTGTGAACGAAGGGGGATCGTCTCTCGTCTTTCGCTCTTCATCCGTCATATAGCGTCCCATACGCCTGCCCTGCGTAGCCTTCGGCGAAGTGGGGCCCCATTTCCTGCCTTCTTTCCTGCTCAATAACCCAATTCCTCCTGCGGGATCCGCGCTCCCACACCCCGAAACGATCTTGTAAACGGTGCAAACGAACTTTCCGCCTTCCGTGGTATTTTTGCCTTATCAAAAGCCATAAATAGGCACAACAGAGGCAAGAAAATGAATACCCCATAACCAGAATAGTTGCCGGCGGGCCGGACGTTGCCGCGCGCGTTTTGCGCTCGGATGATGATCCGGACGCCGGCGGCGCTCCATAAAATTTAAAATGAACATCAATCCCGACCCGCTTTTTTTATTGTCATTCATCGGCTGCGTTTTTTTTCTCGCTTATATTTACAAAACAATTTTGGAAGTTGTTCAAATGCACCGCCGCAAGCCGCCCATTGAGGCCGAATTCGCAACCAAAAATGAACTGGGCGAACTTAAAACCAGCACCAAGTCCGAACTCGGCCAACTCGAAAACGCAATCAGCAGTATGCGCGAAGAAATGCGCGCCAACTATGACCGCGTAAACTCAAATGACGAAATCCGCTCGTCAAAAATCCACCGCCGCATTGATGATGTGTTCGGCGCCGTCAGCGAGCTAAAAGGTATAATCAAAAACGTCCCTTGCCTGCGCGGAGCCAAACTAGGCTGTACGGAGTAAAAAATCATGAATATTTTGCCTGAAGAACGAGAAAGCCAGGTACGCCTCGGAGTCCTCCGCATCCTTGACCAATGCGCCGGTTACCTCCTGCCGGAATCAACCCTATTCGTGCATCTTAATTGCGAGATCGTTCCTCCGGTAATCACCTCGGAATTTCAGGCAACGCTCCGTTATCTCGAAGGGATCAAGTCAATCGCGGCCATCCGTCCCGAACTCGGCGGACCGGTCAAATGGAAAATCACGGATAAAGGCCGCGCGCTTCTCAACGAGGCTTTGAACGCATGAAGAAACCTAGATCAGATTCTAAATTGCTCAACCTCCCCGAAGAAAAACAGGCCCAGCTTGCCGAGTGGCTTCTTTCCGGCATGCCTTATCATGAGGCAAAAAAACTGGTCGAAAAAGATTTTCAGGTGACAACTTCGATCGCAGCCTTGCACGCCTTCTGGCGCGAGGTATGCACCTCAGCGCTGATCGCCCGGCGTCAGCAAGCCGTTACCACGGCCGACGAAATCGCCGCAGAGGCCCAAAAAAAGCCGGGCCAATTTGATTCCGCAACCATTGACGCCATAAAACAAAAAGCGTTTGAGCTTTCCATCTCGCCACAGTCCGCCCCAGGCGATGTCAAATCGCTCTTCATGCTCCTGCTCAAATCAAGGGATCAGGAACTCAAGAGCAAGGACATCGAAATCAAGATCAGGCGGCTGGAACTCCTGGAAAAACAAACCAAAAAAGCCCGCGACCTTCTTGCCGATGGCACGCTTTCAGAAACCGAACGTGAACGCAAGATGAAAGAAAACTTCGGGATATGCGCACCATAAACAAATTCAAGAAAGACGATCCGCGCAGTCTCCTGCTGTCCTACCAGCTCGAACTTCGGCAATCGGCGCTGATTGATCGCATTCGATTTTTGATCGAGCTCTGGTCCCGGCAGACAGGCAAGGATTTCACCGCTTCCGAAATTGGGGTGGAGGATTGTTATGCCCGGAAAAAAGTGAACTGGTCCGTTATTGCTCCGTCCGAACGGCAAAGCCTTGAAACGGTTGAAAAAGCGAAGGAATGGTCAACCGGCTTCAAGCTCATGATCGATGACTATCAGGAGTTCAAGGAATCAATCCATCCCGAAGCCATGCTCAAGAGCGCTGAAATCAAATTCGCCAACGGCTCCAAGTTCCGCGCGCTCCCCGGCCGGCCTTCGACTGTGCGCGGGCTTTCGACCAATATGATTTTCACCGAGTTTGCCCACTTCGATGATGCGGCGCAGGTCTGGCGTGCAGCCTATCCCAGCATCACCAATCCGCTCCGTGGCGGCGCCAAATCCGTCATCATCATCACCACACCGAACGGCAAGGGGGATATGACGTATAAGTTATGGTGCAAGACTGCGCTCGGCGCGAAAGAACAGGGCGTTGTTCTGGATCCTGATAAAAAAATTCGCTGGGTTGGTAAAAAGGTCACGATCCACGACGCCATCGCGGCCGGATTGCCGGTCGATCTTGATGAGCTACGCGAAGGTATGGAAGATCCCGATGGTTTTGCACAGGAATATGAATGCGAATTTCTCGATGGTTCCACGGTTCTCCTTCCGTACGACCTGCTTGCCCTGGCCGAAAGCGCCGATGCCACGGAAGCCGCCGATCTCTCGACTCTCAGTCCCCGGTCCACGGGCATTTTTTTCTGCGGTATTGATTTCGGCCGTCAGAATGATCCCACGGTTTGCTGGATGCTGGAACAAATCGGGGACATTCTCTGGACCCGCGAGGTGCTTGTCCTCAACAAGGTCAGCAGTCCTGATCAAGAACAGATTTTGCGTAGCCGGATCGCTGCCGCGCGCTGCACCTGTTTTGACTATACCGGCCCGGGGATTGGACTGGGCGATTACGTTGTAAAACAGCATGGCGAATGGAAACCGGAACAACACAAATTCGGCAAGGTTGAGCTTTTCAACTTCTCGCCCCTGTCCAAACGCGAACTCTTCCCGCGCCTGCGTCGGAAATTCGAAGCGCCGGTAAAAATCCGCATTCCGATTTCCCGCGTCATCCGCGAAGACTTGCATGGAATGCAACAGGTCATCACCAATGGACAATATAATTACTGGAGCCCGCGCACGCGCGAGGGCCATTCCGACCGTTGCACCGCCCTTGCATTGGCCGTTCGCGCCGCCGGTAAATCATCCGGTCCCTTTGCCTATACCTCCATTCCCAGTTCAACGTTTACCCCCCGTAGCTCTGAGAGCGCAGGGGGGCGTAACCGCCACTTTCAAAACCGCCAATGCGCCTTGATGTGATCATGCAATCTAAAATCGCAAATCCAAAATCCAAAATTTCGGCAGTCTCTGCCGAAAGAGTCCAGTCTTTCATCCGTTCCCGCTTCAATCCCATCCGCACCCTGACGCCCCAACTGCTTTCTCAATATCTTGATGAGTTCAAGGCCGGCTATCTCCGCTCCTGCGCTCTCACCTTTGAGGCTATCGAAGACCGTGACGATACCCTCAAGGGCGTCGCCGCCAAACGCAAAAAAGCCGCCGCCCGCAACGGCTGGGAAATCCTTCTTGTTGATTCCGTCAAGGAAAATCAAAAGGCCGAGGCCCAACTTCACAAAGAAGCTCTCCTGGATTTTTATAACAACATCACCGTCACCAACGCCATCGATACCAACCAACGCGGCCAGGTCTCTCTTCTCGTCCGCCAGATGATGGATGCCATCGGCAAACTCTACGCCGTCCATGAAATTATCTGGCGTCCGGGAAATACGTCCAATCCGTCTAATTCGTCCTATTCTGGTTTATCAGCCGAATTCCGCTTTGTTCCCCTCTGGTTCTTTGAGAACACAACCGGCGCGCTCCGTTTCCTCCCCTCCGAATTCGCCGTTGCCGGAGAACCCCTTGAGGAAAATGGCTGGCTTGTGACCGTCGGCGATGGGCTCATGCCGGCATGCTCTGTGGCCTACATGTATAAAACTATGGCCCTGCGCGACGCAGTCATATACAACGAACGCCATGGTTCGCCTGGCATACATGCTGAGACCGATGCCGCAAAAGACTCACCCGAATGGGAAGCCCTTGTCACCGCCGTCCAGAATTTCGCGTCTGATTGGGCGATCGTCACCAACACTGGCGCCAAGATCAACAAGGTTGATATGTCCACCCAGGGCCAACTCCCATATCCGCCATTTATCGAACGCATGGATCGCGCCATGGCCGCCCTCTGGCGCGGTGCCGATCTCTCGACAATCAGCGGCGGCAAATCCGATGCCGGCCAGGGCGCCAGCCTCCAGGGCGACGAGTCTACGCTCCTGGAAGCCGACGATACCCAGCTTATTTCCGAGACGCTGAACATGCGCGTTGACAAATTCGTAATCGAATATCATTTCGGCCAGGGAACAAAACCTCTTGCCTATTTCAAACTCAAAACCACGCAGAAGAAGAACATTGATTCCGAAATAAAAACCGATACTTTCCTGCGCGATTCCGGCGTCCCCCTCAGCGTCAAAAATACCCTGGAACGTTACAACCGGCCTGTTCCGGATCCGGAAGATGAGTTACTTCAGCCTTCTTCTACCGTCCCGGCATTCTCCCCGGGACAACCCACCGGCGGGGACGCTGGTCCTGTTCTCCCCAGCGAGAAAACGAGGGTTTCCAATGCCGCCCTCGGCCCCGTCGGCTCTTTTTCTAAGAAGAGTCTCAGCGATCAGCGGTCAGCGATCAGTCCGGATAATCCCGCCGTCGGCCGTGCCCTGGCCGCCGCCCGCATGCAATTTGCCGAAACCCAGGATGCCGTTCTGCAGCCGCTGCGCGCCGAGCTTGAAAAGCTTCTGGCGGTTCCCGATTCCGATCTGAAATCGAAAATCGAAAATCTAAAATCCCAAATGCCGGCGCTCCTGCGCCGGATCAACGCATCGCCCGAAACCGCAAAAGTCCTTGAGGGAATCCTCTCCGAATCGCTCTTGGAAGGTTTGCAATCATGATCTTAATCAATAAACGACAGCCCGGATTCCCAAAATGCCCGACGTTTGGCGATCGCCGCCATTTTTCCGCCGTCCGCACTCACCCTCGTCCGAAGGGGAGATCGTCATTTTGCAAAGGCATACAGTCAAATTGCAATGGCATTCTGAAATCAGGTTCAAAAAAATCGAAAACTTGTCCCGCGCTTCGCGGGATCCAAAATAAAGAGAGGAACCCATGAACATACTCGACATAATCTTCATCATCCCCAAAACCGTCTACGGCTGGATCAGTTCCTTGTGGAGCAGCGGCGACGAGAATAATAGTGGTGCCACTGGCACATGGCGCGGGTGCATGTTCACCCCCGCCACGCCCGGCTTTCCGAACACTCGCGGCGTAACCTCCCAACTTGGCTATCGGGAAATACATGGCAAGTCGAATGAGGACGCGCAGCGGATTGATATGTTCGGCCACGTCAAGGCATGGGGCGGGAACGCGCTGGTTTATATCCGCGATAATTGGCATCAGGGAAATATTGTTTTGGATATGTGCCTGTGTGGTCGTAAGCATCCGGGGGATGGGCATTATTTTCCTATCAATGGAAAGTCTGAATCTGATTTTGCCATGTGGGCCAAGCAGGAATATGGAATTGACAAGCACGTTTGCTTCGTCTGGAACGACGAAAATCCGGCGCCCATAACCGAACAGACGGTCAAACTTGCGGTGGATAGTTACGACGGCACGCGGCTGGGGGTCGAAAATGTCGCGTTCGGCGTATGCTTGGAAACGAACGAAATAATGTCAGACCCGTCAACTGCGGCTGCGGCGGCGAAATGGATTAAGACTCACGCTCCTTCAAGCCCGTGCATCGTTGGGTCTGCCAGCGTTGATTATCTGCTGGCCGTTGCCGACAAGGTTGACGGCATATATGTGTGGTTTGAGCAAGCGACTGGCAGCGGTAATCCCATAACAGTTCCTCTCACGCGAGCCACTTTTCCGGCCTACAAGTCCAGCCTGGATAAGCTGGCAGCCAAAGTTGGCAAGTCAAAGGTTATCCCCGGCGAATGGTTGGCTTCATCGCCTGACGATGTTGCTTGGATGACGCAACAGCTTCTTGATGCCGGCTATTCATTCCTTGGGAGCGGCAAATACAAATCATGAGCAACACAATGGGAACGATCATCAAAATAATTCAGATCGTGATTGCGGTGATAAGTTTTTTCAAACGTCCGGAAACGAAAAACGAGAAGGAGGAAAAATAGTCATGAACTTTTTCATCAAACTGGCCCTGAAGAAATTCTTTCGCAAATTTCTTTTTTCCGTCGGCGCCGCGCTCGTGGCCCTGCCTTTTTTCGTCAAGGGAATCCAGGATGGTTACATTGACCTCGATCAACTTAAACAGTGGGCTGACCTTACCGTCAACCTGCTGGTCGGCCTGGTCCTCATGGCCATCACCTATGCAGGCCCCCTAATCACCGAATGGTTGAAGAATAAAAAAATCACAACGACAAAATGAATATTTTCGGATTCACAACTCCTGTTCTTATAGGTAGGGCGACGGCATCCCTGCCGTGCCGTTCCTTTCCGGCTTTGTGCCTCTGTGCCTTCTGCCTTTGTGCCTTTCTGCGCGCCAGGGCTGACTCCATTTCCGTCTACGAGGAAAACGACTTCCTTGTCTCCGATGGAAAAGGCTCGAACGAAGACGGCTGGTATACCCAGGGCATGCAAATCCAATACGTGAACACAAACGATTGGGGACTGACACTCGGCCAGCAAATCTACACTCCGGAAAACAAAAACAGTCCTTTGCCGTCGCCCGGCGACCGGCCCTATGCCGGCTATCTGCACGCCGCATATTTTCAAAACATCCTCAAAGGCCAGCAGGACGATTATTTTAAAATTGACGCCGGCATCATCGGCCCTGCCGCATTGGGAAATGAGGCGCAAAACGGCTTGCATAAACTCTGTGGCATGGCCCTTGCAAAGGGCTGGAAATATCAGTTGCGGAATGAACCGACGTTGAACGCTGCCTATTATAAATCTTTTTCTCATCGCTTCTGTCCGTGGTTTGAATACAAGCCTTTCGCGGGAGTAAATTTTGGTAACGTCCTCGTTGACGCCGAACTTGGAAACTTTGTTCGGATGGGCTTACTTTCAAAATCATTCAATCCCACGATTTACTCCTTCAGTTCCGAAAACCGCAGGATGAAGGATTCAGATTTTTACTTTTACCTTTTCGCTGGTGTGGTCGGCCAAGCGATCGCTTACGACCACCTGCTTGATGGCAGTCTGTTCCAGGACGAACAGGTTACGGTCAAGCACAAACCTTTTGTCGCCAACGGCTCGGTAGGCGCCTGCGTCGGCATCTATGCGTTCGAGCTGACTTTCACGCATTGTGAAGTGACCGAGCAATGGCTCAGCCAGCCCGATCGCGATAACAAATTCGATTCGATCAAACTGACATATAAATTCTGAGGAAATCATGACAATCGAAAATTTAAGTTGCCTCTCCAACGAATTTGCCGTCCAGGCCGACTGGCTCCGCATCCCATATGGCGATCATCCGCATTACACCGGCGCCATCCAGCGATTGACCCGTCAGACTGCCGAAGTCATGGCGAACGATTTCCATAGCTTCCGGTCGCGCCTTGGCCGCCTGTTCGGAGGTTTGCCCGTCTACATCGGCCATCCGGACGATCCCGAATTGGCAAATCAATATCAGGACAAAAAATCTTATGCCTGGCTCATGGATATGGATGCCCGCGATGATGGTCTTTACATCAAACCAAAGTGGAGTCCTCCGGGAGAAGAACTCATTTCCAATGCCCATTACAAATGGTTCAGCCCGCGCTGGGGATGCAAAGCCTTGGGCAATGAAAACGGCAAGCGCACCGTCGCGCCGGTCCGCCTCATTTCAATCGGTCTCACAAACAATCCGCAAATCGAGGGAATTCTCCCTCTCGCAAATGAAGAAATACCGGCATTGCCGGAGAAAGGAACCATGAAAGATAAAATCATCAAATTGCTCGGCCTCTCCAACGAGGCCACCGAGGACCAGATACTCGCCGCCGCGACGGCCCTGAAAACGTCGAAGGATACGGCCGAGGTCACGCTGGCGAATGAGAAAACCCTGGTCAGTGCCGCGCAGGCCGCATCCACGGCAAAAGATTCTGAGATCTCAAATTTGAAGTCTCAAATCTCCGCTGCGACAACCAACCTCGCCAACGAGCGCAAAGCGCGGATCGAAGCCGTCCTCGACAATGCCGTCGTTACCGGCAAAATCACGGCCGCTCAGCGTCCGCAGTGGGCTGCCGACCTCGCGGCAAACTTCGACGCCAAGCTCGTCGAACTTTCCAACGCCAAACCCGTTCTGAACACCAACTCCAGAACCCAGGGGCTGGGTGGCCGCAACAGCGATACGGTTTCCCGTCAGGATAAAATCCTGACCCTCGTCAACGAAAAAATGTCCGCCGGTATGGATTATGATACCGCCTGGGGCGCCGTTAAAAAGGCCAATCCCGCTCTCTTCGAAGAGCCCAAAGGAAAGGAGGGCTGAGAAGAATAGAGATCAGCAATCAGTCAAATCCGTCCGATATGCCTGAAAAAAATCTTAACCTGAAAGGGAAAAAACCAATGATCAGATTCCTCATCCATAAACTGGTGACGGCCATCAGTTGCCGCCATCTCATCTGCCTCAGCAATATTGCCGAAGGCACTCACGAAGATTCCATCACGAAGCTGGCCGATGCCGCCATCACCACCCGCTTCTCGTTGGTCAAGGCCGGCACCGATGCCGAACACATCGCCGCCTGCGGTGCCAATGACCTGCCCATGGGCGTCTGCCCGGATGAACCTTCCGAAGCGGAAGCTCCGGCGGCCGTGCAATTATTCGGCTGCGCAAAGAGCACCCGTAAAATGGTTGCCTCTGAGCCGATCGCCGCCTTTGCGGAAGTCTTCACCGCCGCAAGCGGTAAAGTTCAGGATGCGCCCACGGTGGCCGGAACTTATTACCGCGTCGGTCGCGCCCTGCAGGCTGCCAGCGCAGATGGCGATTTGCTCGAAGTGGATCCGTATCCGCCCACGGCCTATATCGTCACCTAACCGCTGCCGCTCTTCGATCCCCTCCATCGGAGGGGTGCCCGAAGGGCGGGGTGGGTTTTGAACCACAAACAAAAAAAACTGAAAGGTAAAAAAAACACATGAAAGAACTCATCCTCTCGAACGTCGGGCCGGCCTTTTCCGCCGATACCCGAAACAACAGGCCGGGCGTCATCTGCCTGGCAAACGAAGAGCGGTTCACCGCCGCTTATTTCTCCGAACCTCTCACCGCCTATGCCATTGGCTGGAGGGATCCGGAAAACATCCAGGCCACCCTGGACGCCATTGCGCCGCCCGTCGAAGTCTCGCGCCGGTTTGAATACAAATCGGCCACAAATGCCGAGGAATTCCTTTCCGAGGTTGACGATATTCGCGGCATTGGATCCGCCTTTAAAAAGGTGGAATATACCGGGTCAAGCGTGAACGCGAAGACCCTTAATAAAGGTCTGACGATCACTCTGGACCGCGATGAACTCGTCCCCGGCAAGGAAGAGCGCACCGTCGCCCGCCTCATCAGCCGCCTGAACCGCAGCGACCTGCGCCGCGCTGTCGCCGCCCTGATCGCCTCGGCCACAAATACCGGGAAAAACTATTATGGTGCAGATGGCGAAGATCCGGACATGGATGTCAGATCCGATCTTGAAACCGGCGCGACTGCGCGCGGAGTTGGAAGCAACCTTGTGGTTTATGGCGCCACCGCCTGGGCCATACGCTTGGCCAGCCTGCGCGCTCAAAATCTCGCCGGCCAGGGCAGAAGCGCCACGTTGACCAGGGAAGAATTGGCTGATTTCCTTGGCGTTGACCGCATCGTGATCAGCAAGGAGCGTTATCAGTCCGGCAAGTCCACTAAGTCGGAAATCCTGGGCGCATACGTGCTCATGTATTACGCCTCGCTGATCGCCGATCAGGAAGATCCCAGCAACATCAAGCAGTTCTGGACTCCGACCGAATCCGGCCGCTTCCGCGTCTATCGCGAAGAGCACGCCAAGACGATCGACATCAGCGTCGAGCATTACAGCAACATCGTGCTTCCCAGCACGCTTGGCCTGCGCAAGTTCACGGTCACAAACACCACGCCTCCGGCAGGGTAAAGTAATAACGTAAAATAGCCTGCAGGCTGAAGGCAATAAAACTTCAGCCTGCAGTTTTTCAAAAAAGAAAGGAAATTCATCATGTTCGTAAAACTGAAAATTATCTGCTTCATTTTTGCCTTCTGCATTCTGCCTTCTGCCTTGGTTCAGGCCTCCGACGCCATCGGAATCCCGAGTTCGCTGAATGATCGCCTGGCCGCCGCCGAACTGGCGATCGCTGTCAGCACGAATGATCTCGCCATCCAGGCATCCACCAACGCGCTCAATACGCGCCTTGGAACGGCCGAGACTACTCTGGCCACCGCCACGGGCAACGTTGCCACGCTCCAGGGACTGATGACGACAACCACCGGCAATGTCGCTGCCGTACAGTCCGCGACCAACGCGCTGAATAGCCGGATCATCGCCCAGGCCGATACTAATGTAGGGCTTGTCCCAAAAGCGCGAAATCTGGGAAATACGATCTTAAATTTTATGGCGGATAGCAAGGAAATTGTATCAGCGGTAAGAGCTCTGTGTTATGACGGCAGCGCGGATAAAATCAGCCTATTTTGAATAGTTCCCGGCTGATGAAGGAAAAAACCTGGGGAGTTTTAACATCAAGCGGCTTTTTCTTTAGCCTGTTTTTTCGTCAGGCGGGCTATAACCCAAAGGTTGTGCGCCAGCACTGCCCAAGCCACTCTTAATGAACGGCCGGCGAACCCCTTGGCTGGCAGCGGATCGCCGATGAAATTAATTTTGATAATGCCAATACGGCCTTCGGTCTGGGCCCGGCGGGTCTGCTCTTTCACAAAACGCGGTTTTCTTCTCTGGCGTTGTAGTTGCAGCGGGTCTCTGGCGGCAACGGCATTAAACCATTTTATATCCGTCAGTCGGCCTTGATTATCTGCGCTGTCATATCCGCGGTCGCCGGCCAGGGAGATTGCGGAAGCGTCGCGCGGAAGCAGGCCGCCAAAGTTTTTTTGCAGCCGGCGCGTGCAGCCGGGCAATAATCCGGCATCAGCCGGAGCTTGTTTTTTGAAAAGCTCATAATCCACGATCAGCCCTTGCGCCTGTTCACAGATCATCAGCGTGTTGCCGAATTCCACTTCAGCGCGCGCCTTACCACGCACCAGCACGTGAATATCCGGCTCATACAAACTCAGGATTTTTTCCGCGTTCGCCACGGGCCGCGCGCCGATGATTCTTTCATGCGCCTGGCGCATGGCTTCCGGCAACTGCTCAAGGACGTTTCGCATGCGTTTCAAAACCTGTTCCGTCTGCCGCCGGGTCCAGTCCGTTTCAGACCAGCGCGTGTCTAAAAGATCATAATAACGTTCCCCATGTTTGCGGATAACTTTTGTCAGCTTCTTCAGCTTGCGCAAAATCATTTTTCTCGCCTTGGCGCTATCCGGCCGGCGCCGGCACTGGGTCATCTCTATGCATAAGGAGTTGATCCGCCGCATCAGCAGCTCCGGCGCCATAATCCGGTGTTTAAGCCCATGCTTCCGAATCAGAATAATGGCCGACAGCAATGTCCCCGCGCCATCCCGCAATAGCGTCCAGTCCACCGGAAAATGAATATTGGCCGGCACACAGGTGCTGTCGAGAAAGAACCGATCCAAATCAATCGCGCTTTCCAAGCCCACCTTCTGCGCCGCGTCTCCGGCGGCAACATAACGAAGCAAGAGCGTATTCAATTCCTTGAGTTCTTGCGGCGTGATCATGCGTTCATATCTTTGCAGGGTGCTTTTCGCCGGAACCTTCACAACTTCCAGCTCGTCAATCCGACAAAACCACTGCAACAAATCGCTCTCCGCCATACAAACTGCCATCCCGCGCAGATCGTCGCCAAGCAGCATTCTGGCCAGCGTGCAACGCAACGCCCGCACGGCGTGTTTCTGTACCGTCTGCCTGCGGCGACCGCTCAAACTTCCCGCCGCCTCGGCCAGTTCAAGCTTTTTCTCCACAAACCTTTTCTCTATCCCAGTAACTGTCAACGCCTTGTTGATCCGCTCCAAAATACGCCGCCTTTCACGATAATCGAGGTTACCGACAATTACCCGTAATACCGGACTTAAGTGTTGCTGATACGCCATCTCTTGCATATATTTCCTTTCGCGCTCTTTTGTTTCCGGACGTCCCCGCTTGAGACATGCCTAATAACATGCCATAGCGGCAAAACTTATCAATCGTTTTTTATGAAAAATATCAAACCGATCGTCAGACGTTTGAAAGAACTCCAGCGCGAACTGGCGTGTTTGGGACCCATGATGCGCGGATCAGTGGTCAGGCTCGGCCCTTACAAACATATTTGGTTCTCGCTTAATAAGGACAAGAAAACGCGGCTTGTTTATCTCGGCGCCGCACGCGAGCAAGCGGCCAAACTGTGTTCCGACAACTACAAAAAATTACAGGCGATTGTCGAGGAAATGACGTCGCTGAACATGGATTTACTGAAGCAGCATCTCGAACCGGAGAAGTGTCTCGAAGATCACGGAAAAAACTCGGCGGGATGAATTATAAGATGCGTTTTTAGGGCTTTTTGCCGTTTTTCGCGTCTTATATTGTAGTCAAAATCACGATCGGAACCTTTATTGACCGGCCTTTCGTCGCTCTGGGACAGGCTCTAATGTAACCAGCACAGTCACATTGTACACGCCGCGCTTCGTCGGCGATACCCTGGTTGGCGGCGCCGGCGCCGGCACAAATGCCGTCTGGATTTCAAAAGGCGCCACAACCAACGACTGGGTCGCGATCAAACCTTAACTTTATCCCCGCTCTTCGATCCCCTCCCTTGGAGGGGTGCCCGAAGGGCGGGGTGGATTCTTGAATCGGCAATCGCAAATCTTCCGCCTCAAGCGGATCCGCTAAAGGCGGAAAAATCGAAAATTGATTATGTCCTGGATCACCATAACCGAATCAAACGTGCAGACCAAACTGGCCGGGGCGGAACTCACCGCCCTGAAATCCTTCGCCCTGGCCAGCGGTCAGACCAGTCCATTGACCGAAATCATCGAACAGGTCGTGGATGAAATACGCGGCTATGTCGCCGCCTGCGCCAGGAACACGTTGGGCGTTGCCGGCACGATTCCAGCAAAATTATTGAGCGCCGCGCTGGCCATGATCCGTTATCGGCTCGCCACGCGTCTGCCGATCAAGTCGCTTCTAACCGATGACCGCGTCAAGGAAAACGAGGCTGCCATCCGCCTTCTTGAACAAGTCGCCGCCTGTAAATTCGCCATCGAGGATCCTGTTTCCGGCGATCGCTCCGGCGTTTCCGTTGAACAAGTCTCAACCCCGACCCGCATCGCAACCAGGGAAAAACTCGCAGGCTTATGAACATAATGCGTCCAATCCGTCCGATATGTCCTATTAAAAAATGAGCGACGAACTTACATTCGCAATTTATCCCCTCCAGGCCGCCGTCAAGACGCGCTTGGAAGCGCATGCTTATTTTTCCGACATCACCGTATTCACCGAGGAACAAGGCGACCTCGATTCCGAGATCGAGCGCGCCCTCGGAATGCTCACCGAAAAGGGCGATAAAATCGGCGCCTGCGTCGTCATCCTCACGCCGATCGCAAAATCCAAATCCCCGAACGCGCCCGGACCGCTCCTTGATGATTTTCTGTTTTCAATCAACGTCCTTGAAAATGTCCTGGTCAATCAGGGTGACGACGGCACAAAAAAACACGCCATCCAGATCGTGGAACTTATTCTCCGCCATCTCCATCGCTGGACCGTGCCCAACACCAATGCCGCGCTCCATGTCGCCGCCAATGCCTTTACGATCACGAATTCCGATCCATTAACCTATCAGGTCAATTTCGTCACGTCGCTTTGTCTTAAACCGGAATCTTAAAGGTGGGGCGAGGCCTCCGGCCGATCCGTTCTTTCATGAATCCAAAATCGGCAATCGAAAATCGAAAATAAAAAAATCCGCCCCTGGCGGAGAAAGGAAAAAATGCAATTCAATCCCGTTAACTTCATCGCCGGCCCGGCCATCGTCACCTTCGATTCGAACGTCATTTATACAAAGGATGATATCGTCGTCAAATGCAACCCGGAAACATGGGATGTCATAACCTCACGTTACGGTAAAATTGACGTGCGCCAGAAAAGTCTCTCCGCCGAAGTCAGCCTTAATCCTGTCGGCATGGTCGAAAACTTGACCAAATATTTTCCCTATTCGCTGAGCGACGTGGGCAAATCCATTTTCCCGGCCACGGATAAGCCGCTCGTTATCCACTCAATTGCCGGCACAAAATTCACGTTCGCCCGCGCCGCCGTAAACAAAATGCCGCCCTTAAAACTTGCCGCCACGGATACTTTCTTCGGCGGCATGTCGTTCCTCTGTCTGCGCAAATCCAATGCCGATCCTGCCGCCGCCGATTCTTTCGTCAAGGTCGAATCCTCTGCCTTCTCTGATGCGAGTTTCGATCCGACCAAGATTACGTCTCCCGGTTATACCGCCGCTTATGGTTCCTCGCCATACGATGCCCTTGAATCCGTTGATGGTTTCAATGTCGAAATCGGCATGGAAATTTCGCCGAAATATATCGATCGTTTCGGCATGATCAGCGCATATCTCAAGAGTCTCACCGCCCGCGCGCGATTCGTTCCAACCGGCCTGACCGAGGCCCAGTGGGCCACCCTGGTCGCCCTCGATGGCGCCAGCGCGATCCTGCCCGGTCAGTCACAATCCAATGCCGGCATTGACTTGGTCATCACCGGAGGCGCCACTCCGCTCGCAATTTCGATCACGCTAAATAAGGCAGGATTAGTCGGCCAGGGACTGGCTTTTGGCGAAGCCCCCCGTCTCAGCGAGCTTGAATTCGTCGCTCAAGCTACTTTCACCAACGGCGTCGCTGATCCGCTCTTCACATTCGCGGTTGCTTAAACTTTCGCGTCAATTCGTGTTTCGCGGGCTAAATGAAAATCCGAATCTACAACTCAACCGAAAACTTCTGGCTCTCCGAGGAAGGCGAGCTCGCCCCGGATTCCCTCCGGGTCAACGGCGAGCGGGTAATCCAGCCCGCCGATTTGCTTCGGGCCGATTCGGCCGTATTTTTCAATCGAAAGAACGCGAAAACGGTCATCACCTTTTCCGTCACGCGCGAGCATGCTTCCGTCCGCGTAGCTGAAGCGTACTTATTGCAGCATGAGGCCGAAATTCCGGATAGCGGAATAGTCGAATTCGTTTCCTACGACGGAGGCGGCGGTGAGGATTCTTTCTATTTTCCGACCGGCTTCCTCAAGACCACGGACGCCTCATATAACGGTTGCACCACGTTCCATTCTTACACCCTGATCGGCGGCCGCATCACCACGGTGAAACCAACATGAGCAATCCTGTTCTAGATTATAAACGCGTCCGCATCCGTTTCGATGCCGATAAATTCCAACTGGAACGGGATATTCTGGCATCGGCAACTCCCGCCATGTATCGCGGCAATGATGCAAGTTTCGAGGTCGTCATATATTGGAAAGATCAGATAATTAACGCCACAAACATCGCAACATTGACCTTTTCCATCTGGACAATTGATTGTAAAAGTCGGAAAGCCACAAAGACCATCACCGCTGCCGAAATCACTGCAATTCCTTCAGAAGCTGACTGGAGTGGTGGCACTGCCCAGCATGCCGTCTTCCCCTTTACCGGGCAGGAGATGAACTGGGCTTTAACTTCCCCAAAAACGGAAGAAACTTTTATGCTGGTTCTTGCCGGCGTCACAAATCACACGCCGGGCCGTAATATCACTTATGGACGTTCAAGCCTGAAAATAATTGAAGATGCCGAAGGGAATGCCGCCGAATATGTGGTCAACGATCCGCTCTATTACACCCAGATCGATGCCGACGGCCGCTTCGTCCAGCTTCAGGGCGATGGCTATACATTTCGTGCCAAAAAAGGTACGGACGGAAATGTGTATCAGCAATTTTATTTTCAGGAGGAAGGCAAATGGCGAAGCAGAATACCCAGAATCGTTGGTGGCCAACCAAACATCACCTGGGGCGAACCGGAGGACTGACTATGAAGAATTTTCGATTTTGGATTTCCGATTTTCGATTAATAGGTAGGGCGGCGGCATCCCTGCCGCGCCGTCTGTTTTTCATTCTGTCTTTGTGCCTCTGTGCCTTTGTGCCTTCTGCCTTCGCCACGCTATCCATTGAAAATGGTAGCGTGTCCAACCTCACCCGCATCTCCGCCATCGTCTACGGCGAACTCATTTCAACCAACGGATCCGGCACAAACCCGGTCTGCACGCTTTACTATGGCACTTCCGATGGTCTTACCAATTCGTCCAACTGGTCCTATTCCGTCTCTCTTACCAATGTGGGAATCGGCGTTTTTTTCAACAACCTCACCGGCCTTGCACCGGCGCAGAAATACTATTTCAACAGGTCTGCAACCGAGGGCACAAACACCACCTGGTCTTCTTCCTCCTCTAATTTTTGGACCCTCGCCGGCGCTCCGACCAATGCCTATCCGGTATCCACCAATGGCATTGCCCTGATCGTCTCCACCAACGGCGATCTCATGGCTCCGCTCAACTTCTTTTCCGCCAACATGGATAAAATAACCAACGCCGGTTTGGTCTCTTCCTTTGAAATCTCAAATTTGAACTCTCAAATTTCCGAGACTCTTACCAACGCCGTTGACGGCGGCCGCGAAGGCGAGGGCTCCGTCACGGTCATCAATCGCCAAATCATCATCAAGCATCCCAGCCCGCTTGCCATCACCGGCGCTGTATCAAGGGTTTTGTCTGGTCCCGGCATAGGCATCACACCGGAAGGCGGCCAGGGCGATGTATCCTTCTTTATCTCCAATTCAATCCTTGAAAAAGTTTCCGCCGCTTTGACCAACGAGCCGGAATTTTCCGCCTCCCCGGCCGGAGGAATTACCGGAGCGGATGTAACCAATTTTAGGACCGCTTTTCTTTGGGGCAATCATGCGCTTTTTGGCTACCTCACCGGCACGACCGGCACGAATTATTTTTCGCCCTTGGGGCATAACCACGACGGCTCCTATGCCTCCATCGGCCATCTTCACAGCGGCACCTATTCGCCGACCAATCATTTCCATAGCTGGACAAATCAATTCACACCAACAAACTCTTCAATCTTCGTGCGCAGTCCGACTAATACGGCCTCCACGAATAAAGTCCTTTACTCCCTTGGCAACGGCGTGAACGTCTGGCTCGATCCGTTCGCGCTCGGCAGCGTGACCAACTGGGTCAACATGCCCACCAACACGGCCACTAATGTTTACACGTTCCAAAAAATCAACGTCGGCTCCAACATCGTCGAATCTCCGGAGTTGATAAACATCAAGGGAACCGATCGCGCAAAGATCAGGTACTCCACGGTCGGCGGCAGCGTCACATCTTCCGTTTCCATGACTCCGCCAGGCGCGATAACTTTGTACACGAACACGCTAACACCCGCGTTGATGGGGTGGAATCAGGCCGGACCTCAATATGCATACACAAATCTTTATATGTCCGACAATCCCGCCTGGTGCTGGTGGGCAGGCATAACGCAGGCGGTTGCATACAGCAGCATCTTACGTCTCGATTTCTGGGGCTTCGACATTTCTTTGGACAACACGGTTATCACGGGCATAAAGGTTGAAATGGAAGGCTATTCGGAGAGCACAAATTATCTGTCTGCGCGGATATTTAACAACGGATATACCTCTTCCGTCGTTACGGTGGAGTGTCCCGGTGATGATGCTTATATCGGCAATCCGTCATCACACACAAATTGGACAACTTACGCCCTTGGCGATTCAAATACGATCTGGAACCTGAATGCATTATCGGCCGAGGAAATCAACGCAAACGACTTCGCTATCGATTTCTGGGTTCGCCGCGCCGGCGGCTATTACTCCGATTTTGCGTGCAAGAACGTAAAAGTCATCGTGTACTACCAGTCAGAAATCATTTCTATGACGGCAGGCGCGACGTCAAGTAACACGTGGGACATTACCGACGAGCGCAATGGAACCCTTGCCTCATTTTCCGCGTCCGGGATTGCTTTGGAAAAACCCGTCACTGTCCCCAGCCTCATCCTCGGCGGCGAAACCCGGACCAACTGGCCTGACTCCGACTATGCCTCTGGAATCTCAAATCTGAACTCTCAAGTTTTGGTTGTCTCCTCCCGCGTGGATCTCGCCGAAGGTAGTATTGTCACCAATGTCTCTGAAATCTCAAATCTGGCATCTCAAGTTTCCGGTCATGTCGCTGCCACCAATCCGCACGGCATCACGCCAGGCATGATCGGTGCCGTGTCGACGAACGATGTCAGCGTGACCAACGCCCGGCCGCCCACTACGCATGGTCACTCCTATACCGAGGTCACAAATGCCCCTTGGCTCACGAATGAGACATATCTGGGCACGATCACGGGCGCGACAATCGTGACCGGAGCAGCCCCGGCAATCGTGACCAACGGCGGAATTTTGGGGATTACTGTGCTGGCCGGCGGGGGCGGCGGATCGATTACATATGGCACAACCGCCGCAACTGCTTATCGCGGGGATTGGGGCACGACCGTAAGCAATGCTGTCAACGGCAAAGCAAGCCAGTCCGATTATGCAGCCACAAGCAATCAGGTTGATTTGCATGCTTCACAGATTGCGGCTCTTTCCGCCTCAAACAACACGTGGTCTGCAGATGTTAATGGTAATGCGTTTTCTCTCACGAATACGGCCGCGATTAAAATTAAAGCAAATCGCAATCCGGTAAAAGCGGCGGCGCTGCCTCAGCCGCGCTCGCGTTTATCCGCTGCCAATCATGTGGGGTACGCTTATATCTTCGGCGGACTAGACGGGACGGCAAAAACGAATAATTGGCGTTTTGACGGTTCGACCATCACCGAAGTAAAGGGATTGCCGGCTCCACGTTATGATATGGCGGCGGCGTATGTTCCAAACGCTTTGTTTGCGGTTGGCGGCAATGACGGAGATGGGCCAAAAACAAACGTATATATGTGGAACGGCAGCGCATGGCTGGAGTACCCCGGACTTCCGGTGGCAAAAGATAAGATCGCCATGGTCGCCGGCGACGATGGCAAAGGGTATCTTGTGGGTGGTGGTGCTACCAATGCGTATCAGTATACGGCTGGTGGGAATTTTGTGAATATTGCCGGATTACCAGACTCGATAGGTTCCAGTCGGAGGCCGGTTATTTTCAATTTGCACGGAAAAGTTACCGTCTTGCATGAGTTGTCCATGTATACTTTGCAAGGGACGACGAATTGGACGAAAGAGTATTTGATGCCGGGATATTTGTACATGTCCGATGGCGCCGCCTCGGTTGTTGGCGACTATGCTTACGTATCTCTGGGCGGCGACAGTTCCGAACTGTACCGTTTTGACGGGACAAACTTTACGCAAGTTGCATCGTTGCCGGAAACGGTCAACCTCCTTGCCGCTTCTCCCCTTGGCAATTCCGCTTATATGATTGGCGGGAATGCGTCGGATAATTCAAAAATTTTCAAAATCAATTTCAGCGATCCCCGACTTCTCCAGGAATGGCAAGACACGAACGGATCCACGATTGCTGAATTGTACGACAACGGCAACATGACTGTTGCCGGGCCGTTGACGAACAATGCTGGGTATTACGGCAACGGCCCGGGGCTGACGAATCTGCCAAACGCCCAGGTAATAAAATATACCGGCAATACGACCACCACGGCCGGGAAGATTTATCAGTGGGTCACCAACGCTTGGGTTGCGGCAATCTGCACGAATGAGGTGCAATGTAACCGCATGGTCGCTGCGGCGATTGGCACAAACTCCACATCAGACGGTATGATGCTGATGGGTGAAATGACGGTTACCAATGATACCCTTTCTCCCGGCGCCGGAATTTTCGTATCGGCAACAGCCGGCGAATGGACGCAAACCGCGCCGACAAACTCAGGTTATATTTTGCGCCTGATCGGCTACGCGACCGAGATAAACAAGATTTTCATCAAGCCCGACGGCGTTTGGGGGACCGTACAATGAGATGTTTTTTGATCATAACTTTTATCGGATTGCTTGGCCGGTGTTATGCCGGCGATACCAACGAATGGATCGAAGTTCGGGGATTACGTGTGAATTGCTGGTGCTCGCCCATGGCGGTACTGAGGGGAAAAATATATATCGCTGGCGGCCCCGATGGCGCGCGAACAAACCTTTTTGTTTTCGACGGCACAAACTGGTCACAAGGGCCGAAGCCCCCGGGGAACGTACAATGGTGCGGCGGTGCGGTTCTTAACAATAAAATTTATATTTCTTCTCCGTGGGATAATCACACAAATTTTTGGTCGTTTGATGAGACAAACTGGGCTTGGGAACCGGCGGCGCCTAATGGCGGGCAGCAGGGCATCGGCCAGAATAATGCCGCTGTTTTTAACGGCGCATATTATCAGGTCGGCGGGCACGATGGAGTCACAGACGAACGAACCAATGTTTATAAATTCAACGGCACGTCTTGGGCGGAAGTGATGGGTCTGCCTGTTAAGACGCGTATGTCTGCAGTTGCTGTTTTCCGGGACAGACTTTATTCGGTTGGTGGATATAACCAAAAGACGAATGTGTATGTTTACGACGGGACAAACTGGACTTGGGGTCCTGCTTTTCCAGGCGGCGATAACGGTGGTTTGGCTACTAATAACGAGGATCGGCTAATTTTCATTCAAGGGAATGACTCGGTGGGAACGTGGACAAACGTCTATTCATTCGACGGGACAAACTGGACTACGGCGCGAGGGACAGCACATAGTCGCAGGGCCTTATGGTCAGCCGTGAATTTTAACGGAAAGGTATATGCGATCGGCGGATATTGCACAAACGTAGAATATCGCTTGCCGGACGCTGCGTCCCCGATAACTGCTCTCTATCTCTACGGCGTCAAAATCAGCAAACTCTGCGGCGTCACTATCAATAAATTATGCGGGAGGGGACAATGAGGTTTCTGGACTGGATCGGTTATTTGGAGATGCACCGGCTTTGCTTTGTTACTTGGATAAAGGTGCGACTGGTGCATGGGAAGATTGTCGGAAAATATCGACCATGTCCGGGCGACGACTGGAGCACGGGAGAATGTTTTTTTTATTCACTTCTTTCGTTCGGAATCGTCTTTTTGTCGTTATACGTTTGCGCCGGTATTGCAAAGGCGGTTTTTGAAAGTTTGGCAAGATGAAAACAGCAGGCGATATATTTCTGGTGGTTATGTTGTGCATGATATTTCCGCTGTTCATTTTACTGGCGGTGATGGTAGGAGTTTTCGAGCAAATATTTTTAAGGAAGGTGGAATGAGATGATCTCTTTTTCTTCACAAATTCCTTTTAAGGAGGCCCTTTCTTCCCTCCGTTCCAAGGGCCTCCTCCCGACTTCCCTTTCCTCCGCCGATATGCAAAAGCTCGACGCCGAGATCCGCAGCAGAAGTCTCTTCTCCGCCCGCACCACGAATGCAGGCTATTTGCAAGAGGTCAAAGACCAGGTCGACGATCTCCTGCAGGGAGAAACCAACGAAGCAACCATGCGCCTGAAACTCAAGGAATCCCTGCGCGCAATTTCATATGATCCAGTCCAATCCGGCGTCGAACCAGGCACTTTGAAAGACCTTTCTTCTGATCCCCGTCTTAACCTAATAATCCAGATGCAATCTGATACCGCTTTGGGCTACGGGAAATTTATTCGCGACCAGGATCCCGCCGCGCTCCTGGCCGCCCCCGCCCAGGAACTCTTCCGCGCCGAGGCCCGAAAAGAACCCCGCAACTGGCCCCAACGCTGGATGGATGCCGGTGGCCAGTTCTATGACGGCCGTATGATTGCTCCAAAGAATGCAGAAATATGGACGGAAATCTCCGCTTTCGGCCAACCATATCCGCCCTTCGATTATGGTTCCGGCATGTGGGTCCGCGATATCCTCCGCACCGAAGCCATCGCCCTCGGCATAATCGCGCCTGACGAAATGGTCGAACCTTCAAACATTCAAACCTTTAACACGGGTTTTCAACCTTCCATTGCCGGCCTCGATCCTGATCTGCAACAAGCCGTCCTGGCCTCCATGGGCGACATGGTCGAATTCATCGGAGGAGTTTTACATCTAAAATGAGCGTTGCCATTAACATCAACATCCGCGATCGCGCCACCCCGGTAATCAACCAGCTTGACTCAAAACTCATTGATGACGCCGGCAAGCACACCGTCGGCACTTCCGTCATGCGCCAGATACTCGATCACCTCACCACTCTGGATTCGGAGCGTCCAAACGCGCTGGGCGGCCGCCGCACTCATTTCTATGCCCAGGCCGGCAAATCCACGCACTACGAAATCACCGATACCGGCGCGGTTGTCTCAATCGATCACATCGGCATCGCCCAGCGCTATTTCGGCGGAAAAATCGAGCGCGAGGATGGCGGTCCTTTGACCATCCCCGCTCGGGCCGAAGCCCATGGTCGCCGCGCCCGCGAGTTCAATAACCTTGTCATGCTCTGGGGCCGCAACGGCCCTTACGCCCTGGCCGAACGCGAGTCTATGGATCTCCGCCTCCGTCGCAGTACAAAAAAAATAAAAGGCGGAGGTAAAGCAGTCTATAAATATTTTGCCCACGGCGAAGAACGTGGCGGCGGCATCTTCTATTGGCTCGTCAAATCCGTAACCCAGCAACCCGATCCGACCGTCTTGCCCGAAATGTCCGCAATGGAAGAAAACGCTTTTTCCGCCGTCACTAATTACATCAACAACATTCTCAAACTCGAATCCCGTATTAATTCATGACCTTCAAACCCTTCACACTCTTTTCACCTTCATACTCCTGAAACCCCATGCCTGACGTAAAAATAGATATTGACATCCAAAAAACCGGCGCCGGCGCCCAGCAAGCTAAACAGGAACTTGACCAACTCAAGGATTCCGCTGCGCAGGCTGCTCCTAAAGTTACCGATCTCGGCAAGGAAGAGGAGAAAACCGGTTTAAAAGCTTCTGAACTCCGCTTTAAACTTTTCGGTTTCCACGCGATCCTTGGCGGTGTTACCCAGCTTTTGCGTGGCGGTGCTGATGCTTTTTACGGCCTCTCCCGCGCGATCTCTGGCGTTGTCATGGTCCTTTCCAACACCGTTTGGGGACGTCTCGCCCAGATCGCCGCCATCCTTATCGGGCTTGGTTTGAGTCTCTATAATTATTTCCGTCCCGCTCAGGAGGAAATAAAGAAAACCGATGATGCTCTTAAGAACCTCGATAAGACTCAAAAAGACCTAGTCGAACCAGCCCTTCGCACTGCCGCTGAATATGCAAAACAACTTGCGGATGAATTCGATCGCGCGGCCGAGGCCGCCGCTCGCACCAGAAAAAACGCCGATGAACTCTCTGATGCCGAACTCGCCCTTAAACTTGCCACGATTGATCGCCGCGTTGCCTCCGGAGAGATCACGGAAGAACAGGGTAAACAAGAGCGCATCGAGTCCCGCCTGGCCCATGAACAGGTTAAAAACACCCGCGAAAAAGAAGACATCCAGAATAACGTCGCCGCCGCCGAAAAGAATATCGCCGATGCCCGGGAAGAATATGAATCCGCCCAGAAAAACCGTGACCAAAAACAGGCGGAGTACATCAAGCAGCAAGTCGCCTCCTCTGAAAAATTCCCACTTATCAGGAGCGGCGGTGAAGATTACACCGGCATGCTTGGTAAGGCCACCACTATGGCGGAGTTCAATGCCATCCGAGAACTTGGTCAGGCAAAGAAAAATGTGGAAGGCGCTGAAACCGGCGTCAACACCACTGCTTCCGCCTATTATGCTGCCCAAGCAAAATATTCCCCTATTGTCGAATCCGGCAAATCCCGCCTTAAAACTCTTGACACCCTCTCCCAAGCATCGGAAGTCAACGCCTCTGCCCAGTCTATCGCCAATGCCAATGCGATAACTAAAAAACAGGTTGAGGAAGAAAAGAAAAAGCTCGCTGAAATTGCCGCCACTGAAAAAGAAAATCAGTCTGCCCTCAAAGAACACGAAAAAAACGTTTTCAACGAGGAAAAATCCGGTGCAATCTCTGAAGCCGAACAAATCCTCGACCAGCAACGCGCCGAAGAACAAGTCGCTAAAATCCAGCTCAATGCCGCAGAGCGTGCCGCCGGTGCAAAAGGTCTTTCGTCAACGGAAAGAAAACAACGTGCAGGATCCTTGCAATCCGCCCGCATCGCTTATGGCAAGGAATCCGCCGACGTTTCCCAGGCCGAAGCCTATGTCGGTAAAATCCGCGAAACCGTTGACCCGGCCGCCCTGGCTAACCTCATTCACTCTATTGAGTCTCTCGGCAATAACGTCACCGCCGCTCTCAATCAGGCCGCCGCCGCCGTCAATAACGTCAACTCTAAAGTCTCCCAACAATCCAGCCAACTCAAGAACGGCGGCCTCCGAACCAAATGACTCTGAAATTTGAAATCCTGAAATCTCAAATTGAATGTTCAAAGTTGAACGTTGAAAGTTTCCTATGAATTGGTTGCTCAAATACAATGGCATTGAAAAATCCTTCTCCGACTGGGGTCTTTCCAACCTCACGCGCAAACGCGTATCCCAAGCCCAGGACACCGTCTCTTTCACCTGTCCCGGCCCTTACGACGTCGCTGAACTTTTCCCCTTCGGCTCCATAATCACCATTTCTTTTCAGGACGCTGATGACGATGTCACCCCTTGGTTTTACGGTAGAATTATTCAGGTCCCCCGGGAAGGAAAAGGAACTGAAGAAAACATGGACTACATTCTCGCCGGTCCCTGGTGGTTCCTCGATAACCTCGTTTTCCAGCAACAGTGGAAAAAGGCCAATCCTGATTACGATCCTGATGACCCGGCCAGCCCACTTACCATTCTCGACTATAAATCTCGCGTCATCCTTGGTCAAAAAATAGACCCGGATACCGGCATCGCCACCCGGCAAACTTCCGGCGAAGTCATCGGCGATGTCATCGCCTACGCCATCGCCGCCGGCGCCCCGATCCAGCTTGGAACGATCGAGCCTGATCTCGAAATTCCTTATGATGAGCAAAATGACATCACCTGCTCCGAAGCCATCCGTCGTATGCTCCGCTGGTCCCCGGACGCCGTCACCTGGTTCGATTACTCCACGTCCCCTTATCCGACTTTCCACTGCGCCCGCCGCTCCGCTCTTTCTTCTCTCTCTTTAGACCTTCTCACTTTCACACCTTCACACCTTTCACTCATTCCGCGTCCTGATATTCAGGTGCCGGCCGTGGTCCTCAAATTCGAGCAAATCAACACCGTCAACGGTGTGGATTACGAAAGCACCACCACCCAGAAATTCCCCCTCACCGCCACCGGCCGCGAATTTTCTGCCTTGACCGCCACCCTCCAACTCGCCGGCCTCCAAATGACCTCCGTCAGTCAGAAAATTGAGGTGGAAGAAATCGACAATATCGGGTCGACTTTAGGACAGGATTTATTTTGGCAGAAACACGATGAGACTTTTGTTGCCACGGAAACAATGGTTTGTACTGTCATGGCAGGGTCTCACAAGACATCAGATACACCTTACGAAAATGAACTCAAAGAAGGTCAGATTCAGGATTGGATGTCAAATGTCCATGTTAAAGAAATAACTTATACTGCCGTTGGTCTTGTCACCGTTTTTGATGCGGCAGGTAATCAAATAAAGATCGAAACGAAAGCCCTTTCCTGCAAAATCATCACGACCGACGCCACAACCAAAACTTACACGCAAGTCACCAGTCTGGTTGCCGGCGAAGCCATTCCCACCGGCTTGGCCGAATCGCTTTACAACAGTCTTAACCCTCTACAATATGAAGGTAAACTCATCCTGACCGAAGAGGAATGTCTTGTAGGGGCTTCGCTTGTCGAAGCCCGTGCCGCTTCCGGCCGCGTTCTTAACCTCACCGGCGGCCTGGCCGCCTGGGCAACCATGAACGCCCTGATCCAGCAGATAGATGAGGACGTGGATAATGGTATAACCACAATTTCTTTCGGCCCTCCGGAACAACTCTCCCCGCAGGACCTGATGGAATTCCTGCGCGCCAATCGCGGCCGCGCCGTGGCTTTCTCATTTAAAAAGCGCGAAACCGGAGAATCGGCTTCCGGCGCCGGAGCCGTCGAGCTTTCCGGACCGACCCCTTTGGTCAACACCGCCGGCGCCTCCGGCCAGACCAAGCTTCTCGTAGTCCAAAACGATGCGAACCAAAAAATAAATCTCAATCCGGCCGCAATAGCAGCCATCACCTCTGCTGTCAGCGAACTCAAAATCAAGGAAGTATCCGTTTGCGACAATTCATCAACGCCACCAAGAGTCCGTTATATGCTTACCATCGCAAGCGAGCTATACGACAAATGATTATCCTTGGTCCAGTTATTCCTCCGGAAGACTCCAAAATCGATATCCTTTTCCATTTTGGAGGAGAAGATGGCCACTGCTGCGACCGTGCCATCTTTGACTGGTATTTGAACGATATCTTTGTGGCCACGCTTGATTTCAACAATGCCAGTAGCTGTGAAACGATCTATCAGGGGCCATTCGAGATTTACTTGGAGGACTATAACACCGATCCTTGTGGCTGGCTGAAGTTCTCGTTCGTCTGTAAGGTTGAGGGCGGATGCCACGAAGGCGCTGCCTTCGATATTACCCAGCCCAATGGGGAGGTTAAAACCCGTTATATCAGCACATCGAACCCGACCATACTCTGGATCTGCGAACTTATCTCCGAATTTTCCTCTCCCCCGTGAAAACCCATGAAAACCCTCTCCATAACCGAACTCCATGCCCATTCCGAGCATCGCCCGCCCGGATATGTGGAGGATATTATCGCCCGTGGAACGCTTGAAGGTGACCGTTTGCGCCTGACTGACGAGGCATTTAATGAGATCCGCCGAAAATATGCCTCGGCCGGCCCTGTTGAGGCTGAATCTCTGCTGTCGAAATTACGCCTTGAAATCTGCCAAATCTGTGAATACTCCGAAGAGCAGGCTCTTGTCTGTAAGCTCTATAAGGGCTGCTGTTTTGGCTCCTGGCGCCGCCAATCCACCAGCGTCTGCCCGGCTACCCCTCCAAAATGGCCTGCAATCGTCGTGCAACCGCCTTGCCCCGCCTCAGAAAAGCCCCTGAATCCTTCCTTCCCTTTAGCCGCCTCTTAG